TGACCTACCATCTCAATGGATGGCATCGGCATTGTGAGATTAATTTCACCGCCACCGGTTCCTTCAACCCTTTCGTAAAGACAAAGATATTGTCCGAATCCTCGATCCCATTTGTAGATCGCCGTGGCCTTCCCACCATCTTTCACCCCATAGTTTCCGTTGGTCACTTCTTTGACCTGACCTCCAGGGAGACCCAGATAAATACCGTCTTCTGAGGCCCATAAAGCCGCCCTTCCGAGAAGACCTGGGCCAACGTCTTCTCCTTCAATGCCGATTGCTGATCCTTCAATTACCTTACTGTCTGTAACTTTATCGTAAACAAATCCGCCATCCAGAAGAGGGTCATCTCCAAGGAGAAAGAAAACATCATCCCCGGCCCCAACATAAAGACCATCTTTGACGCCCCTGAGCATAGTGATCCAACCACTAAATTGGAGAAAGTTTTTCCTCATATCCGTCCTCATCGGTTCGGTGGCATCGGAGAAAAATACTTTCGATCCCTGGGCCGCATAAAGTCTCGAATTGTAAAATTCGATTAGATGCCCTCCGACCATTCTCTTCTTAAATTTAAAATCCGGGTTAGGAAAAGGATGGGGTTGGCCATCTTCGAGGTATCCAACGATTGAACGATTAGAGAAATAGATCGTTCCGTCCGCCTCGATGAAGTTCATTTTCTCTTCTGACTTCAAAATCGAGAGAAGAATCTCGGTATTATAATCTACAAAAAGTCTCTTGAGATAAATCCCTTCACAAAAAAAACAATACTTTCCATTCGACCAGAGTGAATGAACATCGCCGGAAAGGATGGATTCAAAGCCTTTTCTTCGGTGCATCATCTTCTCATTATCAATGTCGATGTTCTCCCCGACTTCAAGAAAATAACCGCCCTTTCCCACCGGGATTCTCAGGGGATCGGCCACATTATTCACGCCGAGAAAATTTCTAAAATCCATCCAGGGTTCTACCATCAGATCGATCCTCGATTTGGACGGAGAACACGACTTGAATGTCTGAGCCGATACTTTTCCTTTTTCCCAAGAGCCTTACTTGTCTCAAATAAAATCCGATGCCTGTCTGCGGCCTTTTGGTCATAGCATTCCACATCCTGTTTCAAATAAGATTCTCTTAAAATTCCATCGATCAACTTCGGATGATAATCGAAGTTGATCTCCGGCGATTGGCTTTCCCATAAGGCTAAGGTTAATTGGGTAAGCGGCAACCGAGAGGTGGAGAGCCACAGGGTATCTCTAACTTTCTGAATAATTGCCGCAGAAGGAGTTTCGTTCGTGACAGATTCGCTCACCGTGAAGGCATCTGCGGTGGCCGTGACGACAGTAAAGGTCGCAGGGATAAGAGTAGTTCCATTGAGTGTGGTTCCAGATATGACCACTCGATCTCCTGAGACGAGATAGGTTGAGAATAATGCACCCACTTGTCCTATGGTTTTCGTCAGGGCCGTGAATGTAAATGCTCCAGAGAAATAACCATCCGAATTGAAATAGGGAACAATCCTCACCTTTCCCACTTCATGGTCAGGCAAAAGGTATCTGGGATCGCCCTTCCGTGTCTCCCATGAAAATATGGTGTCATTTAGCCAAATTTCATCGGTGACTTCGATATTGGGCCATCCGCTTAGAAGTCTTCCTTTGTGAAGAGCGACAATTCTCGAATCCATGGGATAAGTATGTTGATTAGAAAGGAGGAGAATTTTGCAGATGGCTTCGGTGGAGGAGTCTCGGAGGCAAAGGGTCTGTCTGCACCATTCGTTCAAAACAAAATTCAGGTGGCGAAGCAGTTCCTCATCTTTCCAGAGTTCATAACCCTTTCCGTATCCCTTTACATCGTCGAGTTTATCCACCCTCGTCGAAGTGAGAATTTCCCTCGTATTCATAAAAGTCCTCCACGCAGGGATCACCCATCCAAATAAAAACAGGGAGGGAGAATAGGCCCTCCCTGTGTGGATTGTTTAAATTTCAGTCAGCTTCCACCTCTACTTTTAGTCTGCCCCACAAAACATATCCCTTTCCTTTGCATAGGGAGCATTCAACAGTAACCGGTTCATTTTCTTCATTATAAGAATCTACTGAAGATTTTAAACCACTACATCGAGGGCATACCTTTTGAATTTTTTGCCAGGCCATACCTCACCTCTAAAATTAACTGGATACTGCAACGCCAATACCAGCCGCATCATCTCCAGTAAAAGAGTTGCATACGAAAATTCTGGCATTTGCGGAAGCATCATATTCCGAAAATCCCATTCCAGAACAATTTGTGAATATGATCTTTCCGTTTGATGGAGTTCCGGTGGTGCAAAGGCCATTCACCGTTGTTCCAACGCCCAAGAATCTGCAATTATCAAAAAGCACATAAGCGTTTGGAGCTTCGAGGTCGGTGATGTTGATGGGACTCATTGTGGCCTGATTTGTGTACCATAAAATCAGGCAATCCACGAAGTGTGTTCCGGCGTTTCCCGGTGCTCCTGCACCATAAATCTGAACCCCATCTGTGGCGGCTGCCAACTGATTCCACTGGCCAATGGTGCATCTCTTGAAGGTAAGTGACCTCGCTCCCGCCCCAAGGGTAAGATTTTTGTAGGCGACGGCCCCAAGAGCAGACATGGTTGGGGAATCGAATTGGCAATCTTCAAAATAGTTATAAGAACCATTCGTCGGAGTCGTGCCTACAACAACGTTCTGCAATCCAGAGGCACTATTGTAGTCTCTTTGCCAATGGATGCTTTTAAAAATATTCCCAATTCCAGAGATGGTAAAAAGAGGATTGGAAATCGCCGCTATATCACGGAGCCTGCACCTTCCGCCATAAAGTCCCGGGCCGGCTAATCCGATAAAATGTGTGAAACTTTTTGACCAGTCGAACCCTGCGGTCAAATCAATGTAGGATGCTCCGGGAACCCAAAACAATGCCTGGTTTTTGTTTGTGGTAAGCAACTTCCATGCTTCTGCTAATGTCTTTTTAGCATTGGAAATGCTTTTGCCGGTATTCCCATCACTCCCATTCACGGGATCAATAAAAAACTTTTTCGTGAACATAGGAAGACTCGCACCGCCCTTAATAACATCGACGGTTAATTCTCCAACTGAAAGTTCTTCGTATCTCATAATATTCCTCCTTTTTATTCACAAGCGTCTGAGCTTCCCCGCCTTGTTACTCAAAGGGAGACCCAATTAAGGGTCTCCCCGTCAAAGGTTTATTCAGGTAAAAGTTGTATGCCATCAAGTACCACATCGAAGATGGCATCGGCGATGTCTGCCGTTGCGATCACTCCGTAGAGTATCGTGGCGACCTTGTAATACTTCGGCAAATTGGTCGTGCCATAGAACATCCCGGTTGCGTTCATTATCTGAGCCGCAAGGGGGGTGATCGACCCGTCTTGCAGGGTCATAGTCCCCGTCAAGGCACTTGCGGTCTTGACACGAAGCGAAGTCCCCTTAATAGTAAATCCTGCCGGGATTTCTCCAAGGTAATATGTGTTCCCATTCACGAGACCACCGGACACCTTCGTTGCATCGACCGGTATTACGATGGCCGCATGAGCCCTGATCGCATCAGACGGAATAGCTCCAATCGTTTCTTTTCTGAGATCAATAGTTGCCATATTCGTTCCCTCCGTATGAGAATTTCGAGAGGCCCTTCACGGTAAGGGCCTGTTAGTGTTTATTTGTGGCAATACAGGATTCCAACGCTCTCGGTCTTGAGAACCTTGAACCCCAAAATATTCAGGCCACGCACAACGTCTGCGAAGGCATCCTGAGACCGAAGTTTCTCGGTCTCAGTGATCTGCGAAGCAAAGGAAGGCCCAGTCTTATGACCGAACAACGCTTTGTAACAAGTCACGCCATCGCTTGCCGTCGGAAGAAGGTTTGAGGAGTAAAGGGTGAATCGGTCGATTTGCCCCAGTCTTCCATTCCTCAGAATGGAAGTGCTGTCCCCCGTGAGGGAGGTATCTTTCAGATCGGACTTCTTGATGAGGCCCGCCATCCAGATGGGGATGATTATCCATCGATCTTTTTCCGGGACGTTCTGCTCATCGAGGACGGAACCGCAGTCCACGATGTAGTCCAGAACGTTGGCCTTATCGACGGTCACAGGAGCCCCCGATGCCCCCAGAACGTAAGAAAGGGACTTCACGCCTGCGGTAAGGTTTTTGTTGTAGGCGTGAGCACCAGCCGCCATCGTCACGAAACAATCCGTTTCGATGGTGATCTTCATTTGCTGACCGGCTTCCTCTGACCACTTATCAAGAAGATTGATGTCTGACTGGACATCCATCACGTCGTCAATCTCCACGTCCCAGTAATACCCCTGATCGATGGAGAGGGAAGTCGGAACGGAAGTGGGTCGCTCTCTCGTGAGAGCCTGTCCCACAACGTATTTTCTGATGGTGATCGGAGCGACGGTTCGGATTAAAACCGTATCGCCGAATTTCTTGATTTCCTTTGAATTTCAATAGGTTTGGCGATTCATTCCTATTGAAACGACAGGCTCTTTATCCTGTCACCTTTCCTTTCGGAGAGGAATAGACTATATCTTCTTTTTTGCTTGACAATGCGAAACTTTGGTGATACTATCGCACCATGCCCGGAAAAATTAAGATTCCTTTTAGCAAAGAACGCCTGCACACAGAGTATCAGCAGAAGTCCTTGGAGAAGATAGCCATAAAGTACGGAGTAAGTAAGAAGTATATTTTGAACTGCATGAAGTTTTTCGGAATCCCCAGAAGAGATCGAATCCCCCCCGTTGAGCAAATTAGAGACATGGCCGGGGAAGGACTTTCGACCATCGAGATCGGAAAAAAATTGGGATTCACTTCCACTTATATCCGCCAAATAGCCAAGAAGCAGAACATTTTTGCTCCAGATAAATATCACGTCGGCTTCATTGACTCTCATGGCTATATCAAGGTTAAAAAAACCGGACATCCTTTCGCTGACAGCAAGGGATACGTCTCTGTTCATCGCCTTGTGATGGAAGAACATCTTGGAAGATTCCTTTTGCCCCACGAGATTCCGCATCATAAAAACGGAGACAAGAGAGACAATCGGATTGAGAATTTGGAATTGGCCACAAAACAAAACCATATATGGACTTTTCATAAAGACCTGATGGATGAACGAGACAGGAAACGAAAGGGAAGCAAAAAGCCCCGCACTCGTGTGGATTTCTCCTGATCGGATACTTTCCTTAGTCGTTGAACCTTCCTCTTTTTTCAAAGAGACTTGGTTGCTGATTGCCCAATCCGAAGATTTTTTAGCGTTCACGCCCGCCGTTACCAGCCACGTTGTAGCATCTTCAGCTCTAAGGGGTTTCCAGCAGTTCACGGGGTTTATCCAGGGCGAGTTTTGCATTTACTTACCCTGGTAATCCGTATTTGAGATTTCGCTCAAACACGTGGAATCATAGAACTTCACAAGGATTTTACCTGACCAGATTTCCGGGATAAACTGAGCCCCGGCCCTCGTATAATCTGGGTGGTCTCCTACTCTTGGATATGCCATGTTAGTTCCTCCTATTCGTTAACAATCAACCCTTTCGACATAGCTTCATCTATCTCCGCACTAATTCTTGCTCGGTCTTTGGGTTTATTCTTGTATCGACCGAGAGCAACGTCGGTATGAAACTTTTTGACGAAGGATCGAGTGAAGGTTTTTGGTTTGCCATCGCCCCCTGACACCTTGGGTAGTTGACCACCACCAGGTCTATTGGGAGCAAGTGTTTCATCGTCAATGGGTGTTTCGATGGGCGGTTCTTCCTTTGGGGTTTTTACTGGAGAGGTTTTCCTTTTCAGCCATTCGTTAAAGAATTCCGCAACCGAATCGACATCGCCCCTTGAAAGAGCACCCCGTAAAAGTTCGAGTTTTGTGAACCCTCCATATTTTTGATTTTTGAGCCAGGTCACAAATTCAGGGTCGTCATTGATTTTTCGCCAACAGGACTTCCCATCCCCGTCTTTAATGAGCCCGTCCAGTTTCCCCTCAAAGGTTTCTTCTGCGGTCTTCTTCACGTTTTTTTCGACCGAGGCCACCCTGGGTTCCATCGTTGAGTTAACCACTTCATCAACAATGGAAGAAACCATTCCCTTAAATTCATCGGACTTAACCCATTGCCTCATTACGATGATTTGACCTCGATGAATTTCCGGGTAGTTGTCCTGATAGGACTGCAACTCTTCTATTTCTTTCGGATCGGGTTTGGAAATGACTGGCTCTTCGGCGGCCTTGTTTATTTTCGCCTGGAGGTCTGAGATGGTCGTTTGAAGGTTGGCTATTTGTCCGGCCATCGTCCGGTTTGTAGAAACGAGGTCTGGAACCTCGCTGTCAATCTTGCCCTTCAAAACGCTGACCTGGTGGAGGGCTTCCTCGTATTTCGTCTTGAAATCTTCGGCGGGAGGGGGAACTTCTTCGCCAGGTTTGATGTTATCTCCTGGGAGAATTGTGGGATCGGGTTCTATCGGGGGAGCCTCACCGATGGGGGGTGGGGATTCTAAACCCAACTCCTGCGGGGTCTTCCCTTCCTCGTAAACCTTTTTCCTAATCGTTTCCGCTCTCTCACCTTGTCTTGCGACATTTCTTGGTATTGCCATAATCTCCTTCTTTCTGGGAGCCGATCACAAAGGGCTGTTTCCATTATTCGGTCTTCCCAATGCTGTTATATTTATCGGAGCCGACTGAAATTAAACGGTCTTCCGATGACAGCCAAAAATAAAAAAGCCCGGCCCAGGATTTTACTCCTGAACCGGGCTCGTAAGCCTCTCGGCAATAAGCTAACGGCTATTTTTCGTTTCAATCCACGCCCCCGTGCGGGGAGCGACTCAAACGTTCCAATACCTTCTAACAGATACTCACGAAAAGTCAAGTCTTTTTTTACTTCAACATCCCCGGTTTGAACGGATAGATGCCATCCGGGGCCGGAAAAGTCTTTGCAACTTCGATCTCCGAGTCGTAAGTTCCGCTCGGAGAAGGGAATGTTTTCTCTGGTATGAATTCATAATTAAATTCGGAAGTATGCTTCAGCGTTTGTGTAGCCGTGATACCCAGTGTGTAACTTTCGGCTACGATATTGGTAAAAATATTTCGGATGGTTGTTAGGGAAACTCCGGGAGTTAAACTTAAACCGACAATAACCGCCGATAGTAAAATCATGGAGGTCATTTCAATGTTCGATGTAGTGCTTTGGGCCGGGATTAGGGCGATTAATTCCCGCACGATTTTTGCTGAAATCTCTGGGGTAAGACTTGTCCCGGTAATACTCGCAATGAGACTGATCAAAACACCAGCCATTGTCATTGTAGCCGTGACGTCTGGGGTTATACTCGATCCAGGAATGCCAGCCAGAAGTGTACGTATTGAGGTGGAGGACATATCTGGGGTCGTGGTCGATCCCAGAATAGAGGTAAGCAGACTTCTGATAATTGTCGCCACCACGTCTGGAGTAATGCTTTCTGTTGCGATAGTTGCCAACAATACACG